AACGCGTTTTCGACGGCCGTGGTCATCAACTGCTTGAGCGGGCCGGCGTTCTTGTCATACACGCCCGCCGCCTTCACGGCGTCGGTCAGGTGCGACAACTTCGAGTTGATGCGGTCAAGTTCTTTGTACAGGTCTTGCGCCATCGCGTAGTCGGGGCGCGGGATAAACGCCTTGGTCAGCGTGGTGGCGACAACGGGTTGCGGGCAGGGGAAGAAATCATCGAGTTCCAACGGGTCGGGTTGGTAGTCGAGCACGAATTGGCACCCCTCCACGAACCAGCACACCGAGTTGGAATCCTTGTCCCAGATTTCCCAGATTGCGGCCTGCTTAAACGGCGTGGCCTTCAACACGTCATCGTCGCGGTTGCCCTGGTTGTCGGCCGCCGCGCGCGCCTGCATGGGAACCTGCGCGGCCTGTTCGTCGGTGAGCTTGAAACGGGCCTTCAACTTCGGTTCGGACAGGTACACGCGGCGCGCCACCCAGCGGCATTCGCGCCAGCGCCGGCACGGGCTGTAGAGAAAGTCCTCCCAATACACGTAATCGACTTCGGCCTCTTCGTTCAGGATTTTTTCGACCGTCTGCGTTTGGGGTTGGCCCGTGTCGGGATCGACGGCGGGTTGGCCGGTCATCGGGTCGATTACGGGCTCTTCCGATTCGTCGGTGTCCACGTCATATCGCACCCAGACCTGGCCGAGGCCCGACACGAAACGGTCTTGGCAGGCGTCGCGCATCGAGGCCGACGTGTCGTCGTGCTCGCGCTCAATGTCGCCGTTCAAAATGCGTTGCATGATGACGCCCGCCACGCGCGCCACGTCATCGTCAAAGTCCGTGAATTTGCGGTCAACCTCGGCCTTGGGCAGGCGGCCGTAAATGGCCGACAGGATGACCTGAACGTTTGACCAAAAAAGGTTGGTCTTGCCCGCGTAGGTGCGCACGAGCGCGTCTTGCGATGGCGAACGATCGAGGTACGCTTTTTCGCAGTCGCGGGCCGACTTGGTGAATTTCTGCAACCACTTGCGCGAGGCCGCGATTTCAACCTGCCACTTGCGGGCAAGGCGCGCGCTGTCGGTCAGCCCTGGCGCCGCGCCAGGAACCGCGCTCGGGTCGGGCGGATCGCCCATCGCGTCCAAAGTGGCGTCGGTGGTGGGTTTGTCGGCCATGGTGCTGCCTATATGCGTTGTTCGCGCCGCTGGCCCACGGATTCGTGCAGCTCATCGAGCGTGAAGGGGTAAAACGACCCGTCGAATTCGCGGGGCTTGGCGGGCTTGTCCGCGCGTAGCAGCTCGCGCACAACCTGCGCGCCGTAGCTGAAGGCGTCCGAACCGTGGGACGACCAGTTGTGGTCAGGTTCGGCCGAGAACACCTTGCGGTCTTCCATCCACTTGAACGACCACGCGCGCAGGGCTTCCAGGCCGCGCGCGGTACGGTCGGGGTGAAACCGGCAATGCGGCAGCACGAGGCGCGCGGCGTTGATGCGGTCTTGCAGCTTGCCGGGCGGCACCACCGAGCATTCGAAGGCGCGGGCGAACTGTTCGGCCACCGTGTGGCGCGTTGCCATGGTCTTGGCGCGCGCATCGTGGGGCAGGTACACGTGATCGATGGGTATGCCCACGGCCTTGAGCTTGTCGATCCACTCGGCCGCGTCCATGCCGCTGGCCTCTTCGTAATGCAACAGCTCGAATCCGCCCACGTTCAGTTGCCAGAACCAGAACGCGGCGGCGTCGCGGTAACCCAAGTCGCACGACACGACAACGCGCGAGCCCGGGTTGTGCTGCACGTCCACGTTAATGCGGCCTTCGCGCTCGGCGGCCGTGATGTATCGGCCAACGATGGCCCCGACGTTGGCGCTTGCGAAGTCGCAGTAATACTCTTGCTGGATCAGCTCTTCGGGCATGTCGTAAGCCCGTTCGAGCGCAATATCCGCCTCGCTCAAAACGCCCGTGTCGCGGATCGACATGACGGCCGTAAAGGCGGCCGGCAACTTGCGCGCAACCTCAAGCGTTTTCCACCCGTGGTTGTATCCGCGTGGCGTGTAGATGAACGACACCGAACCATTGTTTTCGCGCAGGATCGGGCGCACGAAGTCGTAAGCACGCGGGTCGGTGAGGGACCATTCCGAGAACGTCACATGCACGGGCGACGCGCCAACCAGCGCGTTGAAATTGTCGGCCCCGACAATCTGCACAATCGAACCGTTCTCAAGTTCGATCTTCATTTCGTCCTCAAGCCGGCGCTTGACCAGCTCGCGGGGAAACGTCTGATCGATCAGGTTCTTTCCCTCGCTGGTGATGTTGTCCCACACCACTTTGCGGCCCTGCTTGAGCGTGGGCAGGCAGTGCCAGTACAGGCCCACGCGCTTGAAAGCATCCTTGCAGGCTTGCGCCAGGGCCGTGCGGTCTTTTCCGCCGCGTCGGTGCATGACCCACACGGCGAATTTGCAACCGTTGTCCATCGCGGACATATACGGCAATTGGTAATGCCGTGGCGTGAAGCCGCCCGCGATGACTTCGGCGACTTCAGCCATTTCCCTGAGCCTCGTTTTCGATGACTTCCGCGTTTGCCGGCAGGCGCACGTGTTCGCGGGCGATGTGGCCGGCAACAGGCGAATTGATGACCCCCGCCGTGGGCACCGGCACGATTGCGATTTGCTGCACCACGTACCGCTTTTCGCCGTCGCCCTCGTGGTCGTCGCGCATGACCAAGGTTTTCGCCAGGAACGACAGGTAAGCGGCCGGGTTGGTCTTGGCTACGCGTTCCAGGTACTTGACCCCGCCCACGAACCCAAGCGAGGTCATCGCCATGACCTTGAGTTCCCGCGACATGCTGCGCGCGGTGGGGGGCTTGGGCTTTTCCACCTTTTGTCCAGGCTTGCGCCCTCGGCGCGGCTTGTCGGGCGCTGCGAGGTCGGGCATGGGCAAAAAAAATGGCCGCTTTGGGCGGCCAAGGTTCTATCGAAGGAGGGTGGAAACTGCGGGCGCAATGCGGCCCACGGCGGCGATTCTGCCCCTACAAAATGCCCGCGCGCAACAGGCGTTTTTCAATCACGCTCAACGCATGGTCAACGAGCCTCGCGCGCGTGGTGTTGCCGCCAAGGCGCGGGTTCGTGATGACTTCCACGCCCATGCATTCGGCGCGGGCTACGTGCTGCAACGCCATGAGTTCGAGCGGTTCGAGAAAGTCCATTTCGTCCTCGATGGCCTGCATGGTCAGCCGCTCCAACTCGTCCTCGGCATCTTCGCCCGTGCCCAGCCGCACGCGCGCGTGGCCGCGTTCGAGCGAATACGCCCGGCGCCATTGGTGCCAGCGCGCGAGCAGCGACAACAGGCGATGGTTGCTCACAGCTTTAGCGGGCGCGAGGTCAGTGCGGCGCTGATCGAGGTGCCCACCGATACGATGGGTTGCGGTTCGCCCTGGCGGCCCGTCCACGACACCGAACCGGACATGGACACGGCAACGTCCATCGAGTCGTCGTCTGAAAGCGCGTTGATGATGGCCGCCGCCGCCGTCATGGCGCCCGGTACGTCGGCCTCGTGGATGGGGTCACGCTCGGCCACCTTGCGCAGCTCGAAATAAACGGCGTCGATTGCCGCCGCCTTGTCGGCCTGCTTGACTGAAAACGAGTAGGACATGGGGTATCACTCCGAGTTGTGCCCGCGACTTAGCGCAGGCTGTTGAGGATCGTTTGCAACTGCCGCAGCTTGGCAATTTCGGGGCTGTCTTGGCCGGCCTTTTCGATGCGGGTTTCGTACTCGATGCCCACCTGTTCCAAGTCCTCGGCCCACATGATGAGAGCGCGGCCGGCCTCGCGCAGGCGCTGGGCCATCGCGCCGATTGATTCGAGCGGTTCGCGTTCGGTGATCTTTTCAGCGGACATGAGCGGCACCACGTTGGCGGCCGGCGCGGCGGCCTTGGCCTTGGGCTCAGGCACCGTGACGGCGACGCGTTGGAAATATTGGGTCATCGGTTCCTTGACGAGCCCGGCTTGCTTGTGTGTGTTCAGGCACCCCAAAACGATGTTGAACGACACATGCGAGCCGCTGCGGCCCATTTCGCTGCATATCTGCGCCACCGTCCACGGTTCCGAAATCGGGGTGGCATCGAGCACGCGCTTTGCCACCCCGGTAAGGGTCTCAGTCGCGCGCGCCAATTTCTGCGCTTGAACCATCGTCACACCTCCAAATCGATGAAATCGAGCACGCCCTGTTGTCCTCGCACGGGCGGCCCGAACTGAACACGCACGCCCCACGGCGCGCGCACCTGGGCATATCGAAATCGCACGGCCTGCCGGTCGCCGTCATCCACGCCCAACCACTTGGCTACCTCGTCGCGAACGCCCTTCAATGCGCCGGCCAAGTTGTCGTCATCCAGGCCGCGCGACGGCGCCATGCGCGTGAGCAGGCACGTGCAGGGAATGGGCGGGCGCTGGCAGCGCTGCAACTCCCATGCAGTCACTTCGCGCTCGGCCTTCACGCGTTTGATGCGCACCCGAAAGTGTTCGCGGGTGTTCAGGCCGCGCGACGTTTGCATGGCAAACGTGACCCCGGGCCCGAAGTCGCCATCGTCAACCCACGTGGTCGGTTCGGTCATGAGTAGTGCCACCACGAAGCCACGGCAACCAGCGTTGGCAATACCCACGTGATGAGGTACAGCAGCCCGAGCACGAACCGCGCCGTTACGTCCAAAAACGCGTCGTCGAGGATGCCGAACGCCCACGCAAGGCCCGAGGCCCAGATGAACAGCGCCAGCGAAAACACGATGAGCCAAACCGCGCCCGTGGTCATTGCTGCACCCGGCCCAACACGTCGAGGTCAACCGGCACGCGAACCACCTCATACACGCGCATGTCACGCACCATCCGCCGCGAAGCCTGCGCAAAGTCGGTCAGGTCAGCGATGATTTCGAGCAGTGCATCCGCGCGCAGGCCGTGGGCGCTGCAAATGACGTGTTCGCGGTTCTGATCGTCCACGGCCCATAGCTCAAACGTCGTCACGTCCGGCGCCGGCTTGTCGATTTCATCGGTCATGGCTTTTCCCCAAGAGTGCGGCCGTGGTCTTACGCGTTTGGGCCTGCTGGTTGTGTACGTGGTTGCGCATGATTCGCTGCGAGGCGAAAAACCCGAACTCGGCCCAATGCTTGGCGGTCGGGCCAGGGTCGCCAACGCTTGAGCGCGAGCACTCGCGGGCCCACCATTCTTCGAAGTCGCGGCGGTCAAGCATGATTCGGTGTCCTCATTGGTCATCGTCAAAAGGCATGGGTTGCGTGTTCGCGAGCTGGTCGCGCAGCTCGCGCTCTCTTGCCTGACTGCGCTGCAACCAAAAGCGCAATTCCTCGATGCTGTCGGCCGCCTCGCCGATCAACTCTTTTTCGTGTCGGTTCACAGGGTCGGCCGCCGCACCCCGCAGGCGCGCCACAACATCGCGTTTGTTTTCGGTCATTCGTCGGCCTCCGGTGTTGGGGTCGCCTCGCGCAGGGCCGCCCGCCACATATCCCGCTGCGCCAGGGTCAAGGGTTCGCACATGAGTTCGCGCTGCTTCAGCTTTCGCGCCCACGCCCTCGGGTCACGCTCGCGCGCCGCCCACGCGTCACGAATCGGGGCCATCGCCTTTGCCAACTTCACCTTGTCCTCGGGGCTCATCGCGCGCGGCTTGGGCGGGGGCAACGCGAGCCGCTGCGCCTCGTCGCGGCGCGAGTAGCACAGGCGCTTGAATTCCAGAACGTTGGGCGGGTACTTCTCGGGCAGGTTGCGAAGCGCGTACTTGATTCCCTCGCTCGACACGCCGTCGAGTTCCTTTGCCCAATTGCGCCGAACCATTTCCGGGGCCATGCCCGCGTATAGGTCGTGAAACCGCACGCCGTAGGTGAGCGCCAGTTTCGACATGACCCACTCGATGATTTTTTCGTCAAGCACAGGCCGCCCCCGCTGTCGATTTAAGTGCGGCGTTTTCGTCGCAGCGGCGCGCCAGCTCGACCAACCACGCGGCCAGCGGCGCCGGGGTCAACTCCCGCTCGGCTCGCGAAATCTCAGGCTTCCACCCCTGCATGCCCTTGCGCAGTCGCACCACCGTGGGCCGCTTTTTGGGTTGGGCAACCACGTGCGTCGGATCGGCCAGCGACAGCGGCACCTCGGGCACCTCGTGCGGTTCGCACCCGACCACGTAAAGCCACGTCATCTTTTCGGCCCGGTGCCCGAACCAATGCTGTGAAATCGGCAGCGTCCAGCCGCCCCACGCGTCCCGACCCTTTCGAGGCAGCGGCATTCGCATCGCGGCCCACAACGTCGAATGCGCGGGGTGTTCGAGCACGCCCCCGAACTCCCGCACCCAGCGAACCGCCTGCCGCGCCAATTCCTTTTCGCCGTCGCGCGGGTTCGCCTTGTCGCGCAACTTGCCCCACGCACGGCACGGGGGATGCGCCACCACCGGACAGCCGCCCGGCCAGCGCATCGCATCGCGCACGGCGTCCCACGCGTCAACACCGGGCAGCGCGTGGTAATGGCTGTCAGCACGGACGAACAGGGCAGCGATGGGGGCAGCGATGGGGGCAAGGTTTTTTGACTCCCGCCCGTGGTGGGGCCCTTCGAATTCATCGGCCGCCCCCCGCCTGCCGTTCGAACCCCCCCGGGGGGTCGGGCCCGCGTCAGCCCCGCCCCCGTGTGCGCCCACTTCGGGCAGCGCGCGAGGCAGGCCGGCCGCGCCCTGGTCGTCGGGCAGCACGTGCGAGCACAGCACGGAATGCAGTACGGGAACGGTCGTCGGGTCGGTCGGCATAGGTGAGCGAGCGTTTCGAGGCACAACGCGATGGTGTCGAGCGGGTGTTGAGGTGCGCGCCAGGTCTAGCGGTCAAAACGGGGGCTTTACCGCAATGGTTGGGGTCAACCCCGCGACGCGTTCGGGATCGCGGCCGTTTGGGCGGTTTCCGGGCTTCAGAACGGCAAACCCGTTGGCAACGTCGCTGCGCCGGCCGGCAACGGTGGCAAGTAGCCAACCCCAACCCTTGGCCCTGGCGACGGCCTCGGCAGCGGTCAAGCGCCACTCGTCATCGGTCACGCCCTGCTGCACCAGCGCGATGAAGCGTGGATCGGCCGTGTTCATCGAGCTGAAGCCGGCCGCCTTCATGGCCTTGGCAGCTCGTCCGGTCAAGGTCGGATCGACGATGCCGGCCGCCGCCGCCGCCTCGTGCGCCGCTGCCGCGAACGCGGCCGGCGTCACGGCTAAAGACGTGGCGGCACCGTCCGTCACGTCACGGCTATTGGTTGTTGGGAATTGGGAAACCGTCACGCTGTTCGTGACGTTACGCGTTACGTCACGTTCCGAACGTGACGAATCATCGGTGGACGGTTGGCCTGACAACATCGCCTCAAGTTCACTGTTGCGGGCGTTCCAAGGGGGGTTGAGTCCTGCGGCTATGCACTGCTTGAACAGGTATGCGCGCTTTTCACGGTGACGGCGGGCACGCTCGGCCGCGCTCATGGGGTTATTTGTGTTGCGGGCAACACGTTCCGCGTAAGCCGCGAGAGTTTTATCGATTCTTCCCTGGTGCCAGCCATCCGGCGCGAGGGTGAAGAACTCACTCGTTAAGCGTTGGACAGCGGCACGTTCAACGGGGGTCGTGGCCCTTGCGATGCGAAAAATGTCTTTCATCGCCAGCGGCAACGGGCGTTCGTGCGCGTAGCACCAGTCGCAAAGCCTGTTGTACGCCCCCTCTTCGAGCATCGAAAGGTGTTGCGTCTTCTTGGCCCAATCGCCAAGGTGCTTTTCGTACCAATTCATCGTGACGTCACGCGGCCGGTTCGTTACGAAAGCGCGCGCTGTTCGAGCGGGTCGAGCTGCACGCCGTGGGCTTTCAACAGCTCGGCGCGAAGGCGCACGCGGGCGGCCAAAACGCGGTCAGCGGTGCGGCGGGGCAGTGGGCCGGACTTGGGCCACTTGTGGACGGCGGACACGCTGCAACCGAGGTTGCGGGCCACGGATTGCACGTCGCCCCCTAGCAGCTCAAACGCGGTGGACTTGTCCATGTCGGCAACTAAGCGGAAGATTCGGGGTGTCGATTCAACGCCGATAAACACTCAGTTGCAAGGGGACGGCCCCGGATGCAACACAATGCGCGGTTCTCAACAGGTGCTCAACACACTACCAACGAGGGTGAAAAATGAATCTCCTAGAGCGAATTGATTTGGCCCTACGGCAAGTGGGGAAATCGCGCGGCCAGCTCGCGGAAGCCATCGATCTTTCGACGCAGGCAATCTCAAACCTCAAGCGCCGGCCAGGGTCAACCCTGAGGCCCGAGAACGTCGCCAAGGCGGCCAAGTGGATGGGCTGTGATCTGTACTGGCTATGTACGGGCGAAGGCCCGGAGTACGTGCCAGCGGCCAAGGCATACGGGTTCCTGGCCTGCGAAGTGGCCGCATGGATGGACTCGCTACCCGAGGCCGAACAACACCGAGCCTTTGCCCTGATCTATCAGGTTTTCAAAGAGGGGCACCATGTCGCAGCGTCGCCAGCGCCAACAGAACATAGCAACGGCGTTGCACGTTCTAACGGCACTCGCACCCCCTGAAAAAATTTCGCGTTTCCCCCAATGAAGCCCGCCACTGTGCGGGCTTTTTCATTGGTGGCGTTGACCGTGAGCGAGGCTGATTAACCGTGGTTTGAGTGGAGTCTGTTCCACTGAACCCATGCGCGGCAATCGGCATTTGGTTGCAGGTAAGGTGCAACCGGATGTGGAATCACTTCCCCGAAACGAGGTGACCGCATCATGACAAACCAATTACCTGACGACGCCATGGGGGCGTATCGCGCTCTCCAACGCGAGGTGCGCGCGGCGATTGACCGCTGCGCCGATGGCCTTGGCGCGGTCATGGTGCCCACGCCGTCGAACCCGGACGAGCCCGAAATTGCGCTCGACGTGGTGCTGCGCCGCATGGTGGCCGGCGCGGATAACGCCCGCATGGCGTCGCGCCTGCTGATGTTGCTGGCCGAGGCCGCACGCCAACAGGATGCGGTTGCCCTGTTCCTGGTCGAGCGCATCGCCACGTCGCACGCGGCCCATGAGGCGCAAGCGATGGTGGATGCGGGCTTGATCGGCGAGCCCAACACGGGTGTTGCGCTGCAACATGCATGGGCGCCCGGCCATGTCGCTTGAATTCGCCATCGATCCGACCAAGCTGCAACCGGGCGAAGGCTTCGCCGTCGAGGGGCTGTCGAACGAGGAATACCACGCGGGGCCGGGCCTGAGCGTGAGCGGGGCTAAACGCCTGCTGGTGTCGCCGTTCCACTTCCACGAGCTGGCAAAGCCCCACCACGTGCCGCCCAAGGCGCCAACGCCTGCGATGGTCAATGGAACGCTTGTTCACTGCGCCCTGTTGGAGCCGGCCGAATTCGACAAGCGTTACGCGGTCGGGCCGGACGTGGACAAGCGTTCCAAGGAATGGCGCGCGTTCGTCAACAGCGTTGAAAGTGACGCGTTCCAAGTTATCACCCAGGTGCAGCGCGATGCGGCCATGCGTCAGGCTGACGCACTGCGCAAGCTGTCGGCGGTGGCCGAGCTGCTGCCCCATGGCGTGGCCGAACAGTCCATTTACTGGCGTGACCAAGCGCATGGCCTGCTGCTGAAGTGTCGCCCCGACTTGCGCGCGCCCGTGGCCCATGGCAATGGCGCGGTGCTGCTGGACGTGAAAACGGCAATCGATGCGAGCCCCGAAGGCTTCGCCAAGTCCTGCGCAAATTTTGGGTACTACATGCAAGACCCTTGGTACTGCGAAGGCGTGCAAGCCGCGCTCGGGGTCGAGGTTCACGGCATGGTGTTCGCGGTGGTCGAGAGCGAATTCCCCCACGCCTGCGCGGCTTACATGCTGTCGGATGAGGCCCGCGATTACGGCCGCCAACGCATTGCCCGCGCGCGCCAGGTCTACCGCGATTGCGCCGCGTCCGATACGTGGCCGGGGTATCCGACCGACATTCAAGTTATCGACTTGCCCCGCTGGGCCTACAGCGCGGCCCAACTGTGAGGACACCATGAAAAGCGAAATCGAAATGCGACGCGGTGACGCGGCAATCCTGCTGCACGCCAACGGCGATATTGGCCTGCTGATCCCCAAGCCTGAGAGCGGCGACGATGAATCGCCCGAACACGTGCAACTCGCAATGGCGTTCGGCGTGGTGGCACGTAGCGAGGTGCTGCGCCATATCGTCATGACGATGGCCGACGCTGCCGCAGAACACGAAATGCACGAGCAACCCGAGGTGACGCAATGAGCGGCGCTGTCGTCAAGGCCGAAGCGCCGCGCGCTTCGCTGGTGGTGCGCACTGCCGAACGCTTCGGCGTCGATCCCTCGCGCATGCTGCCCACGCTCAAAGCCACGTGCTTTAAATCGAGCACGCCCGCCAGCGATGAGCAAATGATGGCGCTGCTGATCGTCGCCGAGCAGTACCACCTCAACCCGTTTACCAAGGAACTCTATGCGTACCCCGATAAGGGCGGCATCGTTCCGGTTGTGTCGGTGGACGGTTGGGCCCGCATCATCAATGAACACCCCATGCTCGATGGGATCGATTTCGAGTACGCGGCCGATGGATCGTCGGTCACGTGCATCCTTCATCGCAAAGACCGCGCGCACCCCATCCGCGTGACCGAATTTCTCGATGAGTGCATCCGCAACACCGATCCGTGGCGCAAGTCGCCGCGCCGCATGCTGCGCCACAAAGCGCTGATCCAGTGCGCGCGTATCGCGTTCGGGTTCGCGGGCATTTACGACGATGACGAGGCCGACCGAATCACCGGCCGCGACCGATCCGAACCGCGCAGTACAGCGGCGCAGCGTGTGCGCGAGGCGATGCAACCGAGTGCGCCGGCAGCTCACGCCATGAGCGAGCAGGCCGACAACATCGTGGACGTTTCAGCGCATCCGGTCATCGAGCCCGAGGTGATTTCGCCCGAGCCCACGCCCGAACAACTGCTGTCGGAATACCAACTTTTCATCGAGCGCGCCAAGGATGGCGAAACCGCCGCCTTGGTGCTCGATGAAGCCCGCGACGTGCTGCCGCCCGAGCAACACGCCACCCTCGCCGACGCGTACCGCACGCGTTGGGCTGCACCCTCACAGACGAAGGATTGAACATGGCAACCACTCGAATCTATGTCGTGACCGAGAACGGCGTGAACCCGCGACTTGTGCGCGCGACGTTCCGCGCCACGGCCATGCGCCACGCGGCGGCCACGCGCTTTAAGGCGCGTATCGCCACGCAAGCGGACTTGGAAAAGCTGATTACCTCGGGCGTGCGTGTCGAACAGGCCGACGAAACGCCCGAGGCGGCCGAACCCAACCAACTGCCCTAACCCTTTTCGGGCGCGCCGGGCCGGCGCTTTCCTACCCTCACTTTTCCCTCTGCATCCATTGCCGGCCTGCTGTGCCAACTTGGCACACGCCCCCTCTATTTCCTTTTGGAGCCCACACCATGCCGCTTGAATTTCACGAGCTGACCAAGGCCCGACTAATCGACGTGAACCCACGCAGCGAAAAGCGCGGCCCCACCGAGCTGGTTCCGGCCGTTGACGTGCGCTTGCAGGTAGACACCACGAACGCGGCCCTAGCGCAGCTCGACCCCGAGCTGTGCGACTGGCTGTACCGCCACAGCACACAAGAGACTCTCCCGGGTGTTGACGCAGTGGCCGACCTGACGGAACTACGCTTTCCCGACCTCGGGTTTCCACTGCATTGGGGCGGCGAAACCAAGGGCTATTCCCTTGTATTTGATATGGGCATTTCGCCGGATACCGACATTCAGTTGCACGGGGGAAAGTTGCACAAGGTAGCGCTTACCGCTAAGGCAGGCGGCACGGTGCAACTTGCGTTTAGCGTTAGCTGCGCCCAGGGCGTGACGCGCAAACAAATCGGGGAACTCGGCACCCGCGTGCAGCATGACGTGTTTTTCACGTTGTCTCACGTTGTCGAGGAAGCGGCGGAAGCGGATTGACAACAGGGTGTCGCCCTCGCTCCAATCGGGTGCCGCTCAATGGTGGGCCGGTTGCAGAGGAAACAATGTCAGGAACTCCCGGTTATGTGAGGTGGGCGCCAGCGGAATGGCTCCGCGTCGCTGTAAATATGCTGCCGTATCTCGACAAAGGGGATACGCGCTTGACGGCATTAGGTAAGGCGCAGCGGCGATGTTTGGACAAGTCGCGGCACCGTGAGGAAGCATTCCTAGTTCACGTCACGGCACCGTCAAACGTCACGGTCAAAAAGTATCTCGACATGGCCCGAGCTTTGAGCGACGAAGAGCGAGCGATGCACTACGTGCCGACTCCGGCCGAGGCGTATGCATTGGCAAACCCTGACGCGCCGGTCAAGCCCCGCAAGCCTGCGCCCCCGCGCAAAAAGCTGGACGAGGGCCGCAACTATGAGGGCGGGGTGCGCTGGACGACCCTAGAGAAAGCCAAGATTGTGCGCATGGTGCAGTGGTTCCAAGAGCACGGCGTAAAGACTTCGCTTGGGCGAATGATGGTCGAGGCGCAAGAGCTGGTGTTGCCCGCCGACCGTCGCCGCGCCGTCGCCGGCCTCATGCAGGCCAACCACGGCGGCCAGAACACGCGCACCTTTGAAGAGGGCAAAAACAACCTTTGGTTGCTGAAGGATGTTCCCTTCAACCCGCCGACCCCGCCCGGCGCAGAACCCGAGGCCGCCGAACAGGCCCAGGAAGCCACGGAAACGGCCCAGGAAGCCACGAACGGGGCCGAGGTGCTACAGACCCAGCCTGACGCGCCCACGGCCGCGCCTGCGGCCCTACCGCCAGTTGCACCCGGTTCGATTCGCGACGCCATGACGGCGGCCGTCGCCCAATTCGGCGACACCCTGCGCGGCGCGATGGACACGCTGTTGATGCAACACACTGCGCTCGTGGTTCACCAGATGGAAACGCGCATGTCTGAGCAGGCATCGCGCACGGCCGCCGAGGTGGCTGGGCTCATCGAGCGCGAGTTGCGCAAGTCGGTGCATGCGATGGTGGAGCACGAACTAGGCGGCCCGGTCACGCCCCCGCCTGCGCCTTCGCCTGCCCCGTCGATCCTGGCGCCCATGCCCACGGGCAATGAAGTGCGCGGCCTTGCCGACGCACCAGCGCAGGCGCCCGCACCGGCCACGCCCAAGTCCCGCCAACTCAAGGTGGATGTTGTGGGCCTGAACACGCCCGACCTTGAGCAGCGCGTGCGCCGTGGCTTTGGCCCCGAGGTGGACTTGCGCTTTTGGAACCCCGACAGCGCCGGCAGCTACACCCCGCACCGTGGCCGCGAATGCATCATGGTGGTTCAACGTGTGCCGCATACCCTGCGCCACAAGATCAAGGCCGCAGGCGTTGAACCGCTGTACGTCAAAGCAACTGAGGGACACGTGATCCACGCGATTGAGGAATTGCAGCGCGCGTTCACGGTGGCCCAAGCTGCACACCACCACTGACCATCAACCCAAGGGAGTGTCCCCGTATGTCTGAGGTACTAGCGAAGTCTCAACTATACGTGCTCGACCAAAACAACAATCCGGTGCGAGCCAACAACCTGCACGATTGGGCGATGCACATGGAACAGCCCCACCGAGTCGGGGACGACACCGTGCGAGGCGTGCGGATTTCGACCGTGTTTACCGGCTTGGCCGGCAACCTGTTGAACCTCCCGCGCCCATTCGAGACGCTGCTGTTTCGCAATGGCGAGCCGCTGCCCGAGGCGCAACGCTATGCCACATGGGACGCGGCCAAGCGCGGTCATGACGCATGGGTCAAGACTGTTCGCGAACGCGGCGTCATGGCAATGATGTGATGGGCGAGCGCGAGCCCACCGACGCAGAGTTGGCCGCCATTTATGCAACAGGCGTTCTCTTGGTTGCCGATGGGCTCGCGTTCGTGCAATGGATGAAGCGGCGCGTTTGGCTGCTGCGGGGCATCGTGCTTATGAACGTGTCTTGCGCGGCATGGAACGCCACCCGCTTGGGTGACGCCGAGTGGTGGTGGCTTTCGGCCGCAGGCGTTGCGCTCAATGCGTGGGGAGCTGTCAAGGCGATCCGCGTGGAAATTGACTTTCAGAACGACATAAAAAAGACCCTGGCCCGCGTTCGCGAGCTAGGCCAAAAAATGCAATCAATCGAAAGGGTGAGGCATGAGAGTTGAGCTAGAGCGCATCGAAGTGGCCGCGCCGCAAGGCGTCGAGCCCGCGCAGGTTTACCGCGTGCTGGCGGTCGAGGATGCGGGCACCCCGCGCACGCTGCAAATCGGCACCGTGACGCACGTTCGCGGCCCAACGTGGTCGTTGATGCTCAAGCCCGAGAACAGCGAGGGCGAGCCCATCGAGGTGTTGATGAACGCCGACACGGTGGACGACCTGAAGGCCGCCATTCGTGACCGCTTCGGCCTGCTGGACTTGAGCGCTGACAGACTGTCGGACAACACCATGTCGGAGATTTCGCGCGAAATGCTGCGCGCTCTTAGCTCGCTGGCAACCACCACCCACACGGTTGCGGGCTTCACCACGTCGCTCGTGTATCACCTCGCGCTCGTGGCCGCCGTCGATATCAAGCCCGAGGGCCGCGAAGCGTTCATCGAGAAAATCGTGGCGCGCATTCGCGAAGAGCTGGCGTCAATCGTCGCCATCAACGAATCGCGAACCATGCTCAAGGGCGCGTTGCGCGACATGCTCGAAAAGATCATCAAGCCCGAGGGCGGATCGCATGGCCCGACAACTCACTGAGTTGCCGCCGGGGCACGTATTCGTGTTCGGTTCGAATCTCGCGGGGCGCCATGGCAAGGGCGCCGCGTGGGATGCGGTTCGATTCTTCGGCGCGGTGCGCGGGCGCGGTATTGGCATGCAGGGGCAAAGCTACGCGATCCCTACGAAGGATGAACACCTAGCCCCGCTGTCGCTCGATGCCATCCGCAAACACGTTGCCGTGTTTCTCGCGTTCGCGCGTTCGAACCCACACCTTTATTTCGAGGTGACGGCCATTGGTTGCGGCCTCGCAGGCTACGCGCCAGGGGACATTGCGCCGATGTTCGAGGACCCGCCGCGCAACGTTCAATTGCCATTGGAGTTCTATCCCGTGAAGGCTGCATCATGACTCAAGAGGAATTCGAGGCGCTGCGCGATTGGCTGTTGGCCGAAGGCGGGTTTGTCGCTGTGCGCTTGCTACCTGACGGCACGGTGGCCGGCGTGGTGCGCCTCATGACCACCACGGCAATTTGCCTTGGGGTCACGCGTGACTGCGCATACGAACGCCGTTTCTGTTTCCGCAATGCCGACTTGGCATATCAGCGCTTTGGCGAGCTGCAAAGCGAGGACGACACCCCGGCCGGTTGGATCGCGCGCCGGCCCGAGACGCCCGAGGATCGCGCGGCGAAGTTGCTGCCCGGATATCGCGGTGGCGATCCTGGCTTGCCGTCATCGTGGGAACGCGCAGCATGATCCGCGCAACGCTGACCGATGGCCGCTATTTGTTGGGCCTCGATGCCGAAAACGTGCGCCGCCTGCGCGATGGCAAACCGATTGCGATTGACCTTTCCCACATGGGCGGCCATGACGCGCTAATCATCATGTATGGCGATACGCAGTCCGACATTCTCAAACAGCTTGAGGGCGCCACGGGCGGCCCGCTGCCGCCTGCGATGCCGTTTCACGACCCAGGGGACAAGCCGCAATGAAATGGTTTGGCGATGCATACGGGGCGGAATATGAGGATGACACGCCCCACATGCCCACGCCCGTGGGCGCAATCTGTCCGCGCTGCGATGAGGCGATAGGCCCGCGCGATTCGGGCCTGACGATGATGTGGAACGGCGAAGAGAAACCGTTGCACTACGAATGCCACTTGCGCGGCATCATCGGCGGCGTCAATCACTTGCGCAAAAACTGCACGTGCTGCGGCGGCACGGAACCACCCGACCCGCCCGAGCTGACCAAGCGACAGGCCGCGCGTGCGGCGGTGTCCACATGGCATTGGCTTCGCACCGTCGAGGAATTCCAACGGATTGAAGGGACACGATGATGGACATAGAAACGAAGGCGATGGGCTATAGCTCAATGAGCATGGAACAGCTCGGCGAGCTGCTGCGAATCGCGGTGCTGTTCCTGCAAGCGAACGGCCTGCAAATCGGGCTCACCATCGTGACCATTGACCATGACGGCATGCGCACGTTGGGCAATCTGTCGCCCGATACGCAGCGCGCGGCGTTTACGGCGTTGCTTTCAAAGCTGGACACGCCCGAGAGCGAGGAATGGTTGGACAAAAACGGGAAGCCCTATGCACCCCACTAAGCTGCCCGATGATTTTTTCCCCGATGACGAGTGGCAGCGCGCCGACTACGCGGGCCGGGTAAACCTGCTGCTGTCGCGCCTGCATGCCGCGCGCGAAGAGGCGCGCGAGGCGTGGGAATCCGTGTCCCTGGCCGCCCAAGAGCGCGACTTACTGTTGGCCGAGCTGCGCGCAGTGCGCGAAGTCAATGCCGGGCTCGTGCTTGAAATTCAAAAACAGACCAAGGGCCAATGAGCCCGAGGCGTTGAAATTGCAGAGGGTCAACCGAGGATGACCCACCATGACCGAAGAGAACAGCCCGCGCCAGCGGGCACCCCGTGCGAAACAGCCCTTGGCAGTGAGCACGAACCCCGACGCGCTGTTGACCGTGGACACGGTGGCCGCGCTGGTTGGATGCCGTCCCGACACCGTGCGCGATTGGGTACGAAAAGGGCGCTTTCCCAAGCCCCTGCACGTCGGGCGCGGCGTTCGTTGGCCGGCCCGCGTGGTGAATGATTGGATGCGTGAACGCCTTACGCTGCCAGCTTGAGCGGTTCCGCGTGGCCCGGGAGGGCCGCCAACAGCTCGTCGAGGAAATCGGCCCAACGCTGCAACATCGCCACGCGCTTTTCCAGGTGCGTGGCGCGGTTGTATGCAGTGCCCAAAACGTCGCGCTTGACGGCGCCGGACAACCCCTCGATGCCGGCCTTATGGGCCAACTGCGCCTCGATGTACACGGCGCGAATGTCCAACTCTTCCTCAATCATCGTGCGGGCCGTGGCGCGCAGGCCATGCGGGGTTTGCTTGCCCTGATACCCCATGTCGCGCAGCGCTTGCGACAGGGCATCGTTGGCGATGCACAGGCCATCGCGCTGGGTGCTCATCGAGGGGAACACCCATTCCGACCAACCCGTGACCGCTTGCAGGGCGCGCAGCTCGGCCACGAGCTGGCGGGGCAGCGGGGAAACGTGGTCATGGCCCGACAGGCTGTTGGCAATCTTGGTCGAGGCGTTCTCATCGTCCGACGCGGCCGGGATGAACCACAGGCCGGCGTCGAGGTCGAGTTGATCCCAGCGCATCGAGCACGTGTCCGACGGGCGCTGAAAGCACACAACTTGCACCATGAGCGCGGCGCGGGTGACAACGCTTTGATAGTCGCGGATCGCGGCCAGCAGCGGGGCCAGCTCTTCGCGGGTCGTCACGGCCGGGTTATTGCCGCCCTTGTGGCGCTGGGTCAGTTGCTTGGCGATGACGCGCGGCGCGCACACGGTGGCAAGGCCGTGGCTGATCGCGTAGTCCCACACGTTGCCCATGTACTTGCGCAGTGCGCGGGCCGTGGGGACTT